AGAAATACACCTTCGATGTATAACTTCTTATTAGAACCCTTGCCTTCAGCAAGAATTTTTACATTTGAAATCTCTTCTGTAATAAGTTTCATCTTTATCCTGTTATTGGGTCGTTGTTTTCATCATGACGTTGATATGTTCCTACACCAACTGGTTGATTAAATTCATTATGACGTTGATATGTCCCTATCTGATTAAGTGGAACTGGGTTACAATTTTCATCATGCCTAACATAACTTGTATTAAAATTTTCATAAGTCACAGTTGACCAACCAGTAGTTCCACCAAGATATGAAACGGTAGTTACGCCTGGTTGAGGAGTAACTGGATCATTATTTTCATCGTGACGAATGTAACCCATTATTCAGATTCCTCTTCAGTCTCTTCTTCTGGTTGATCAAACATTGAAGTGGCAACATCTGATCTCATATTTTCAATATTTGAAGATGCCTTGTCATACAAAGCGTCTTTAATACTTTGAACAATATCACTTGCTTGAGCACCAGTGCTCACCAAATCGACAATTTTTTCCATAAAAATAAATAAGACTTAATAAGTCTATTTATATTTCTGCCGTTTTAGTATCTTTTTGAAACTCTGCATCAGTAATTGTAGATTGCAGATCCAAATCTGGTTCTGTTGGAACATCACCCATCATTCCATCATCTTGTGGTAATGGTTCTCCTGTAATCGGATCTACAGAGTTTGGATCTGGAATGATACCATCCGCAATCTCTTGTTCGATTTGTTCATCCATTTCCTCCATTTCTGCATCAGTTTGACGGAGAACTTTTCTACGTACCCATTCGGTTGAATAGTACTTACCAATATATGGTTCAATTGTTGCAAGAGTTCCTAATCTTTCATTGAGAAGTTCAGACTCTTTCAGTTCTGCAAACTGATTATCATATAAGAAATCATATTGAACATGATCACTAATTTCATCCCAATCTTCTGGAGTGACAATGTTCTTGAGAATCAATTGCGTTCTCAGCATATCATTGAACATTTGAGCGAAACGTTTTCTCAAACGACCAACAAACTTGGCAAATTTAAGTTCGTCTCTCAAAATCTCTGAAGAACGACCAAGATTAAAACCACCATCACTAGCAATTCTAGACTCGGGTACACCCAATGCTCTATAGAGTTTCTTTTGGAAATACTCAATATCAGCAAGTTCACCAAGATTCTGACCACCAGGAAGAGTTGTGATTTCTGTACCACGACCACCCTCTCTTCTAGGAAGCCAGAAGTCTTCCATCATGGACATAAACTTACGATCATCACGAACTTCACCAGTGTTTGCATCATACACAAGTTTGTTACGATAACGCATCATAACATCACGTAGATATTGTTCTGCTTTTACCTTAGGGAGATTACCAACATCAATATAGAAAATACGACGTTCTGGTGCTCTGGATAATCTATAGATAACCAGAGAGTCTTCAATCATACGGAGTTGATTAAGCCCTTTGATTGCTTTATGGAGATATGAAAGAACAGACCCTTTATTTCTATCTACAAGACCAGAAGTGCAATATGTAATAGAGTCTTTTGCAATCTTAATAGAATTCTTTTGTCTACCTGCATTTGGAATTCCAGATTGACTTGCTGGTGTATACAGGAAGTATTCTTCTAATTCTGGTGAAATGCTGCTGTATCCATCTTCATCACCTTTTTGCTTGAGATAGATTGCACCAGGATCTCTTCCATTCTTTTTCTTTTCTTGTCTGATAAACTTGATCTTCATTGGATCAATGTATCTCAGATCTTTAATTCCTTCTTGAGGATTTTTAACGTCAATAACTTTTAAGTAATATAGTCTACCATCTACATACCAGTTTCTAAAGATTTCATGGCACTTTCTATCAAAGTCCATGATTTCTTTAATTTTTCTAAATTCTTCTCTAATAGTTTTCTTTAACTTATCACTTGCATTTACATTTGATAATTCTATTTCAACTGGAGAATCGTACAGATCACTCACAATTGCTTCATTAACAACATCTTCAATAGCACCATCCACTTCAGGATGTAGTGCCATTTCTCTATATCTTTTTATTAAATCTGTTTCATTTCTATAAACACCTTCAATGTCTACATAAGAACCATAAAAACCACTAGCAATATAATTATCAACCCCGTCCTCATTAGTTTGAGGAACGGGGGAGACGATTGAGGGTGATTTATCTTTGTTATTGTCAATAGAAAAACCAAAAAGTTTGGCCATAATAATTCGATGTGCTCTTTATTTTACTATTTAGCTAATATCTTCACCACCTGCTTTTGCAGATGTTCCTTTATATGCTTCCCACCAGTGAACTTGAAGTTCTACTGTGAATTCTTCAATAGTATCACCAGTTTCATAACTTACATCGATTGCAGAGATATTAGTTGGGAATACATCCCAGAACTTATAAGATCTGAGAACTGAACCATCACGATCCAATTGGTGAACCATTGCATCTTTATGGTAATCTGCTGGGTCTGTTAGACCAGTTGCATTATCCATTTTATTGATAACATTCATCCACTTCTCAAAAGCAGATCTAATATCAAAGTCAACATCGTTGATGACAGTAATAGTCCAAGTATCGAATGTTCTGTCACCTGCTACTTTCAGAATTCTACCTCTGAAAGGAACATCAATTGGAGTGATGTTCGATGCTGGAAGAGCAGCTGCCTTAACAAGAAATCTTGCCTTGTTAAGGACCTCATTATCTACTTGAACTTCATTTGGAAATGCGAGTTCTACTTCAAATAAATTGGGTCTTGACCCACCACCAGCCAATTTACCTTTAAAATCGGTAATTTTTCTTAGTGGAATTGTGTTTCTTTGCTGTCGATTAGCCATTGTTTTTTAAACCTCTTAATGAATTAAACGTTACCAATTACTTCTTCAAAGGCAACACCAGTTCTGGTGGCAACAAATGTCAGACCAACATAGTTGATTGATCTTGCTGGTTTAACGTAAATGTCGGCAACAAATTCATTGTTGTCAATTACTGAAGCAGTGTTGTTAGTTTCATCACATATTACAACATAATCAAAGATGCCTCTCTTAGACTGAACATCACGAAGGAAAGGTTCGATGATATTTACAAAATTTGTTCTTGTAATTTCATCGTTGAATTCAAAGAGTTGATCTTTCGCAGCAGCAGAAATTGCATCTTCCAAGAAGATGAACAAACGACGAACATTGATTCTATCGAATGCAGATGCTTTAGCAAGACCTGTTTTATCACCAAATAGAACAATGCCAGCACCAGGTGAGAAAATTACTGGGTTAATTCTATTTCCGTAAAGTCTATCTCTTTGAGATTTATTTGGGTTATATGCAAGTTTTACTGCATTAAGAATTGCGCCTCTTTGTGTTCCTGCTGGTGAGAACCATGGGAAATTGTTGATGTCATTTCTAGCACATGTGCCAGCAACATCAGCAGCCAAAGGAACATATCTAAATGTGTTTGCAAATCTGTCATACATGTACTTGTATCCAGAATCAAACACTGCATATGATGAAGAACTCAATGGAGCATAGAAACCAATCACATTGTCAGTAATTGTTTCTGAGTCCTCAATGGTTACAGAACCAACTGAGGTATCTGTAATAAATGCCTTTCTATATGGTGAGATGAAGGCAACCGCATCCTTTCTTGTTTCGGCAACCGCAATCAATTTGTTTGCAAGTGCCTGTGATTCTTCTTTACCAAATGCAGCAGTGCCCATGATGAGGAAATCAACTTCATACTCATCTGCATTTTCAAGAAGACCGTAACCACTGACTAAACTTGGTAGAGTTGCATTTAACGCACCAGAACTAGTGATTGTGCTTTGTGAACCATAATTACTACCTCCCGAAAGTTTGACGTTATAAGCGCCAATACTATCGAAGATAATGCCATCTACTAGTGCATCCCACGAACCATTGGTTGGTATAGTATAACCAGAGGAATATCCAGTTTCTACAGTTCCACTTGGTTCAGAACCACCAAAAACATATGCAGAATTTTCGGCAAGATACTTTCTCCAGTAAGAAGTAGAACCTGCAGAGAACTCTGCATCTTTTGCCTTAGAAAGAGATAAGTGCTTCTCTAAGATAGTGCCTGTATTACCAGTAACTAAACCATCACCATCGACGACAACAACATGAACTTCATCAAATCTTGAACCCCTTGCAGCTGCATATGCAGATGTAGTTGGTCTATCAGCAACCGTAGACCAATTAATTTTAACTTCAGTAGTTGCTGTTCCTACAACTGCTGTGCTTACAACTAATTGTTGTGCTTCAAACCAATCTTGAACTGCCGTTGGTGTTGAAGCCCTGAAAGAAGTACCAGCACCTACACTATGAATTCCAAGTACACCATCACCAAATGTCCAAACACCGTTTGGTTGATAATCTACAGCAACTTCGGTTCCATCTGCTGCTACATGGCTTAAGACTTTAACATCTAATGTACCATTACTAGTATCAACACCAGTTACAATACCCTTTAGGTGGCCATCGAGTGCACTAGTTGTACCAGCACCAATTTTTACTCTACCAACTACTGATTGGGTAACACCCATTCCAACAGAAACATCTGTAGTAGAAGTGGTTACTATTTGATCTGCTCTACCGTCAATAACAGCAACTCTAATTCCATTTGCCCAAGAACCTGGATTCTTTGCTGCAAAAACTACATTAGAAATTGGATTTTCATCATAACCCAATTGTTGGTAATGTTCGTTGCTATTAATTTTAATAGTAGTTGAACCTGCTCCTGCATTTAGTAGACCACTATCATCTGCTCTAATTACCTGAAGAGCACCACCATATGCTAGATATGATGAAGCAGACAACCAAGATTCATATTGCTTGTCTGTTGAATGTGGCTTACCAAACTGATCTACTAAGTCTTTCTCGGTTTGAATTAGTGTTGGAGTGTGAACTGGACCCCTTTCAAAGGGGCCTACAATTGCACCGATCTTATCAGAAGTAGGATCAACTCTACCTACTGTTAGATCAACTTCCCTCACTAATACACCAGGAGATGCTAAATTTAGTGGCATCTTTAATTCCCCTTGAATCCAAATTTATCTAAAAATATTTATTAAAAAGTCTACTTTCAGGTGGGAAACAATGCATGAACATAAATTACCAGTCAGGATATTCCCATCGATCTGTTTTTTGAATTTTTCTCGAAATAGAAACTCTACGAATTGTACACTCCTTACATTCGTAAGAATATGAAGATGCAATAGATGATTTTGATTTTCTAGTTAAGTAAAAATCGTTCATTAAACTTTTGACTTGACCACATTTTCTACATTTTCTATCAAAAAATAGCAGATGCTCAAGTTCTAATTGATCATCTAAGTCCATTACTTGTAATCCCACATGTATGACATATCACCATATTCATCAGTGTGCCAAACAGTTCCATCAGATTCAACAAATGTAGTTTCTTCTAAACCGTCGAGAATAAAACCAAATGGTGCCATGTCTTGTTCAATTTGATTTTTCTGTTCTTCATAGATTCTTTTGCGAACATCATTATCCGTCATCTCTTTAAAATAATCCTGAGCAACTAACCAAGAAAAAAGAACTAGACACATTGCAAGGTCATCATTGCAACCTTCCTCTGCTTCAAATGAATTATGACGCTGTGCAAATGTTGTTAATTCTGAAATGATGTCATAATCAGAGACTAAAATCTTATCATCTTCTAAAAGTGTTTTTAAGTTTGAACATCCAAGTTTTTTTACTGCAGCAGTTGTTCTAACACCAAGTTGAGATTTTTTACCACTAAACCCAGAACCAACAACCTGACCTGCACGACCTCTCATTGCACACATGAGAATATTTTCATATTCCAAATCAAAATGAAGAATACTTGCAACCTGATCTCCAATATCATTTACTTCTATCAATAACCATGCTTCATTATAACCTTTAGCAACATCATTAATGATGCTAGGAAATAACATTGGTTTTACTTCATTATTTCTATACTTTGCAACTACCTTATATGGAAACTCTGTTATGTCAAAAACAATAAATGCAGAATAATCATTACCTAGACCACGAGCAACGTCAACGGTGATCAAATAATTATGTTCTGGTTGAGGGTTTTCGTAAATATCAAGACCAGCATTTCTCTTTAGTGGGTCTTCATATATTAAACTTCTAAGTTTAGATGGATTGATGAGAGTATTAACAGATCCTAAGAACTCACACTCAAACTCAACTTTGAATTGTTCTTCAGAAGTGTTTGCAATAGTAGTTTCTTTCCACTTTGCATCTCTGCCAGGGACTTCAGACCAATGAACATCTGTAGGTACATATTCATTCTTACTCTTCTCAGCATCATGCCACATACGGTAGAAATGATTCATACCGTGTGGGGTAGATACAATAATTACTTTGGTGTTTTTACCAGAAGTAATAGTAGGATAAACAGAGGCAAAGAACGAGTCAGCAACGTGATTCGGGACGAATGCGAACTCGTCGAGAAAGAGGATGTTGAACGACATACCTCGGACAGCACTTGCAGACGTAGAAGCTGCCAATATCTTACTGCCATTTTCTAATTCTAAAGAACCCTTATTCCAAGATATAATACCCTGCTGCATCCATTTTGGCAAGTTTTCGTATGCAGTCTGTAACCTACTCAGAAGTTCTCTTGCCGTTGCTGCTTTGTTTGCTAGGATGCCAATATTAACACTATCGTTAAAAACAGCATAATGTAAAAGGTAAGATACCACAGTAGTGGACTTGCCAGTCTGTCTTGGCATCTTGCAAATATTGAATCTATTTTCATGGAAGTTGTTAATTAATTTTTCCTGAAAATGATATGGATGAAATTGTGTAAGACCTTCATCAAGAGAAACGATCTTAATGTAATTATTGGCAAAGTATACGGGATCTTCTTTACACCTGAGAAATTCAATAATATTCTCTTCGGTAAATTCAATTGCAGTATTTGCCTTTTTTAAATTAGGATTACCAAGATATACTTCACTCATAAAAAATTACCTTTGTTCAATCCAGTTTAATACTGCGAGTGCTTTCTTGTTAGTATTAGGTGAAGCACATGCTAAAGTGTATATATCACTAATCGTTCCAATACCACTTCTACCAATTTGTAGTGCTGCCTTATCATCAATTTCTACAAGAGAAGAACCACCAGAAATCGTAAATCCACTCAGGACAATATTTCCACCAGTTGTAGCAGTAGCACTTGTGTCGTATTGAACAAATGAGTTTGGATCTGGATGATCTGTCCAACTTGCACCAGTTAATGTTGGGTTCTCAATCAATCTCCAATAGACATTAGTATTATCATTCGTTGCTGTTTGTAGAGATCTTAACAAAGCAACAGCAGCCAATGAACCAGATTTTAATCTGAGACTTACGACTGGATAAAATGTATTTGCAAGTGCTAGTGTAGTGCCAGTAATCGGATTAGCAACACTTTCAAGAATACCAAGTTTCTCTGGTTCACCTTCCTGAATCAGAGAATTGGAACCCTGATACATGTAATGAGTTCCTGCAACACCAGTTACATTTTCAATCTCAAGACGAATGGGTAAGAATGGAGTAGAACACCAAACAAAGTCATTAGTATTTGAGTTCTCAAATGTATGAGACGGAATTGTCTCATTTTTCATTAACCAGGCAAACTCTACAAGACCAGCACCATACCATTCATAGTTGATGGAAATCATCTGCTGTTTTGTTGCATCAGCAGTTACACCAGTATATCCATTACCATCAAACTTTTCACCATTCCAATCGTCTCTGTAAACTCTGGTTTCTGTAACAATACCTGTTGTATTACTACGAATTACATAAGAATAAGTGCCACCATCATCCTCAAAGTAAACACCATTATTTTCATCAAATAATCCAAACCTTCTACGAATACCGACCTGTGGAGTATCAAGACGAATTGCAAAAGCAAGAGTAGAAGATCTGCCAGGAATGTATCTCATTACATTCTTGGTCTGTCGAATTACTTTACTTCCAGATGCAGAACCAACCTGCATTACTACATTACTGGAATTTGCATTATAAGTAGCAGTTGCACCGACTCCTACTACACTCTCATCCCAGACATCAGATTCCTTTCCATATTGGAAGGTGTTGAAGAATACTGTCTGATATGGAGCAACCTTTAATCTGTTATTGTTAGAAAACTGAGGTCTCCAATCTGTTTGGTTTCCCCAATGATCTGCAATATTATATACCTCAAATAGGGATCTTT